AGTCTGCTCTTTTTGATGGTGATGATTCTAAACTAGAAGAATTGTGGAAGCAAGAATATTCTCTCAAAGAATTCCTTGAGCCTAAACAATTCAAGTCTTATGAAGTTCTAAAGGCTCGTTTAGATAAAGTCCTCGGTTTTGATGGTGGTGCAGTTGCACCTAAAACTAAGGCAGAGTCTGCGGACATCTCTCGCAAATTGTCGGAAGATGATTTAGAGCGGATTGACCGCAAGTCTGTAGCAGATGATGACTTGGATTATTTCAAGTCTTTAGCTGGACAAGAATAAACTAGTTTTATAAAAGTTTGACCCCACTTCGGTGGGGTTTTTTGTTTTTTTAGAATGCTGAGATTTTATCTTGATTTCTTACGAATGTGTTCTCACTGTTTCTGACATTGATTGGAGCATTCGTTACATTGGTTGCATTTGTGACTTTTGGTGCAGATACAATTGAAGTGTTTGTACTGTTACCACCAGTCATTGCTTCTGTCTTAGCCATATTGTTTTCATTAGATTGCGTCATCATTTTTTCACCAGTTGTTGGTCGTGCTGGTGTTAGTTGTGCAGATTCGGATTTTGTTGATGGTGTTAAATCTCCACCAGTAACTTTACCAGCACCAGAGGCTTCAATCTCTTTACGATATTTGACGATGGTGTCTGTCTTTGCTTTCATACCAGCAATTTCATAATCTATTTGATTAGGTTCTTTACGACCATAAGTTGATGCTTGTTTCTTAGCATATTCTTCAGTTAATGCTTTTTTATCTTTGCTGAATTTTTTATAATTTTCTTGGTCGTTCTGTGCGAATTTCATTTCACTGAATTGAATATCAACTTTAGAAGCCTTAGTTGGTGCAATTGTAGCATCAGTCTTACTTGTAGGTGCTGGTTGATTAGCACCAATACCAGCAGGTCCAGATTTTAATTCTTGACCTTGCGTTATATTAGCATCAGTCTTACTTGTAGGTGCTGGTTGATTAGCACCAATACCAGCAGGTCCAGATTTTAATTCTTGACCTTGCGTTATATTAGCATCAGCTTTTGGACTATTAGGTCCTTGCAATCCTAAACGAAGTGAACCATCAGGGTCATTAGGGTCTTTACCTGCGGCTTTCATTTGTTCAGCAAAAGTTCCATTTTTTCCATCTTTTAATTCAGGTGCTTCTGGAACTTTTGTTTCACCTGTTGTCGCACCCTCTTTTTTATCACCGCCCTTTTTCTCTTCTTCTCCAACCTTACCAGCAAATTCTGCTTTCACTGCGGCTTCAGTTTCTGATTGAATCAATCCCAATCTTTCACCAACCAGTGGGTCTGATTCAGGTCTGATTCCATAAACATCTTCGTAAATATCTTTTGCGATAAGTGCTACTGTTGCAGGAATTGCTGTTGCAAAAGAACCAATACCTGAGACTGCTTCTAATCCAGCGCCTACAACATCACCATCCATCAAACGACTAAGTGCGAAGCCAACACCAATAGCGGCACCCAAAAATGGTATTGATTTTCCAACAGCAGATGCTACTGCTTTAGGAACTCTTTTCGCAATTGACTTTTTAATCAAAGCCGCAACACCTTCTTTACCTGCTGTTCCAGCGGCAGCGGCAGCGGCTCGTTTTGCACCAACTTCACCAAAAGGTGTTAATGCTCCTGGCACTGTTGCGGCGGCTTTAAGACCTACAGATTCCATTGCTTTACCGCCAAGTGATTTTGCACCCTCTAGTGCTTTACCACCCATCGTCTTAACACCCTCTATAATACCTGGTGCTTTTTCTGCTACTTTAGCGCCAATGTTTTTACCAATATCAACTGCTTTACTGCCAATTGCTTTAGCACCTTCAACAAGAGTAGGTGCTTTTTCTGCCGCATATGATAATGCTTTACCACCAAGTGCTTTGGCGCCTTCTACTGCTTTACCACCATACTCAAGTGCTTTGGCTCCTGCGGCTTTCACATATGGTGTTGCGGCAGTTACTGCTTTACCACCATATTCAAGTGCTTTGGCTCCTATGGTTCTTGCAAAAGGTGCGGCGGCTGCGGCGACTGCACCAAGACCTCTTAACAAAGGACCACCAACCAATTTTGCTAATGCACGAAGAGGTGATAATGCAAAACTCAATATAGCGGCAAAGGCTCTGAAAGGACCACTCACTAACATACCCAATGCACTAGCAAAACCTAATAGTGATGCTAAGAATCCTTTTTCTTCTTTAGTTTCTTTTTTATCTTTTCCGTCTGCACCAACTGGTGTGGGTTTCTTTGCAAACTCAGCTTCATATCTTGCTTCATTAGCGGCATCCAATTGTCTCTCTTCAAGATTCAATTGTTTTTCATCTAGTTTAATTTGGTCTTTAAATAGACCTTCTTGATTTTTTGAAGAATCTTTTAAACCTCTAATGTCTTCACATAATTTTATAACATAATTTAACATTTCTGATAACATCGTATCTGTTTTATTATCACCTCTATTTTGCATCTGAGTTGGACCATTTTTCCAATCAGCTAGACTATTAGGTGCATACTTTGATTCAGGTTCTGGTTTAATTTGTTCAGGTAAAGGTTGTTTTTCGGCGGTATCTAACTTTGCAAATTTACGAATATCATCTTCATTACGACCCATATTTTTACCAATAGCCGCAGTCATAACACTACCAAAACCACCGCCACCGAACATGCTATGAATGATGTTTAGTGGGTCAAATTTTTCTTTGATTTGTTTTGTTTTATTTTGGAGAGATTCAATCGCTTTTTGTTTGGTTGCTGAACCCAAGGCGCCAGTGACAGAAGTATTCTTACCAGAAAGAATTAACTCGGCCGCTAAAGCACCAAGTCCTTTGTTTTTCTTTTCTGGTTTAAGAACATCGGATAAAACCTTTTTCTGTGCGAGAAGTATTTTTCTATCTTCTTCGGATAGTTCTACTTTAATTGCTTTTTCTGCCATTATCGTCTTCTTTGTGCATTGAGTTGTTTAATTTTTTCATTCTCTTCCTGAATGTGTTGGCTTAGTAAACTGACATATATTACTCTCTCCCAAGGTAACATATTTTCCAACTCAGTCAGACTATATTTGTGGTGTTGCATCATAGCAAAGTTTACCATAAAATAGTTTTGAAGATTATCATAACCAAACGCTAAACGAAAAAACTTTCTAAACCTTTGACGATAATATCGTCTTCATGGTTACATTTTGGGCAATTGAAATGAATCTGTTCTTCAATCTTTGGCATGGTATCAAAGAACTGTTCTAGTTTAACAAGATGTTCCGTACCCAAAGAATCTAAAAATTCTCTCATCTCTTGTTTGCTCGTATCTTTTGCATAATACACTTCTTCATCATCATAGACTGCTTCAATAGCATCTAATACAATATCAAAAGCAGTTTCATCATTCGTTTCTAATTTTGTTGCTTTTGAGAATGTTGTGAATTTTGGATATGTCATCAACACACCAATCTTATCAGTCAATTGAATTTTGTTTGTGTGACCTTCAGTAAATTTTGGTCTGATAGTCAACAAGTCAACTTGATACTCAGAAACAAAATTACATTTTTCTTCATTCACAATGTTGTTGCATCGATATCTCAAATCTACCTTTTCTCCGATAGACCTTGCACGAAGATTCAGAAACAGATATTCAATGTCAAACAATGACAAATCATCAATATCGATATCATCAATAACACAGTTACCGATGATTTGTTTTACTGCTTCAATCATCGCACTTGATTCTCCGGACTGCATTGCAATCAATAATATTTTCTCTTCTTTTACAAGAAAAGGTCTATACTTAATTGATTTGCCTGTTGAAGGCAAAGTCATATCAAATATAGGCACATCAATTTTTGGTAAAGCCATAGTTTAAAGTCTCCTCATTTCAGTTAAATTATCTTCTAAGTTGTGCGTTAACTCCGCCAATGGCAGTGCTTGAAGTTCCATTCAATGACAATTGATCCAATGGTGGCGATTTTTGTGAGAATCCTGGTAACTTATCTTGCACTATTGTATGTCTCTGGTATGCAAAAGTTACTTGTAGTTTATGAAATCCATCATCAGTCCAAGCGCCAGTTAATTGGTTGACATTAATTGGGAATGCATCATAAACATTATATGTTAATGTTTTCTTATATTTTTTAGTTCCATCATCGACTTGGTCATATTGATAGATGTTTATTTCTGCTTTATAGTTATTGAAATATTCCACATTGTTATCGTAATCAGTTGGTTGAATATATTCCATCCATCTTTCAAATGAATATCTAAAATCCATATCTTTGGTTTCAATGAAAGTCAAATTCAAATCACTGAACAATGTTTGATAGGCGGTTTTATAAATCGGACCATAAATCTTATTGTCTATGGTAACCATTTGTCTTCCAGGCAAATCAACCGATTCGCATCGCATTGAAATCATTCTATTCGTGCCTTCAATAGGAAGTGAGGTTCCGCCTCTACCTCCGCCAGTTGCAATCCCTCGTGGCACATGCATACAAATATCAAAATGACTTGCTTTTGATATGCCGTATTTGTTTATGCTTGATATGAAAGTATTTAACATTAAAATTTTGTCCTTGAGTCTCTGAACACTTTGCTCTTGCTTGCGCCAACAAAATATTCAAAAGGTAATAGTGCGGCTATGTCCCATTTGTCTGCTGTAATTTCTAAAAATCTACTTTCAACATGAGTGAACAGATATCTCTTGATGCATGGTGTTGCTTCAAATGCTTTTGTTGCACTTGACAATACGGCATAGGATAATCGTAGTCTTGTTGTCTCATCGTATTTTGAATTTGTTGCAAAGTCACTCAATTTGTCAAGTAAAATGATTCGTTGTTTTGGGTGAATGTAATGAAGATTCAAACCCAAGAATCCATCGGCATATCTTTCGACTGGTAGAACAAGTGGAAATCTATCGTAGTATGGTAATGTATCTTTATGTTTAGGGTCATAAAAATAAAAGTACATTCGACCAATCATTGTTCTATTACGCAACTTTTCACGGTCTCGCATCAATGCTGAACGACTAGGATTCAAATTGGCAACTTCTGAGCGTAACCATGCCCGAGCGGCATCAGTTCTTGGTTTGATACCCTCTTTTGATAGTTGTTGATTGATTCTGTCAATTAGATATGCCATAAGACTATTTATACTCACATTGTAACCACATTGATAACATCATTACCCGGTCTAACTGATACCCATCTTATAAGTATCGGTGTCCGGTTTGAAGTTAATAATTAGATTCCTAAGTCCTTCTCTGTAACCACTCTGAATACCCATCCATGGTCTTTACAGAACTCTTCAGCATATTTCCACTTAGCTTGATTAACAGCGTATGTTGCCGCTTCATTAATGTATTGCTTAGTGACTCTCTTAGGTTGTCTTAACTTAGTTTGTGCTTCAGGTTTAACTTCAAGCATAAAGATTGTAGAAGAGTTATCTTTTCTTCTTACCTTAACAATAAAGTCAGGAAAGTATCTATGCACACGACCATCAACAGGTGAGATGTACTTGACATTCATTTCCTCACTTGCCCACCAAACAACACCATCATTCTCATCCAAATACTTCATCACTCGTACTTCCCATGAAGAACGATATATGATTTTGTTAGGGTCGCCTTTATACTTTAAAGGGTGTTTTGGGTAGAATCTGCCTCTGTATGCCATATAAATAGTTTATCATTCATCTTTTATATATCAACTAACAGAACAAACAAATGGCAAACGAACCAAAAGTAGGAGGTGAGGCATCTGGTCCTGCGGCTCCAGTTGAATCACAACCTTTTGCTTTTCAGAGTATGGCTTATCCTGCTGATTTGGGTAGTGGAAGATATCCTCATGTTTTTCAAATCAATATCAACATTCAAGGAAAGTCTAGATTTACTTCTGGTGCTGGAACTGCATATACTGGTGGCGGTGGTGTAACAGCACAAAATCAAAAAGCAGACACTGCCGCAGGAAAAAATGTCACTGGAGCAGTTCAAATTGGTGGAGGTGGCGGAGAAGCAGGAGCCAAACCTGTTAACAATGGTGGTGATGGACAAAAAGTAGAAGGGTCTGCGGCATCTTTAAGTTTAGGTCAAAAGACAAATAGAATAGCACAGACAATTAGATTATACATGCCAGATACGGTGACATGGGATTTTTCACAAGATTGGAATGAAACAAGTTTAACAGATGTGCTTGGTGTGGCTCTTCAAGCGGCTCAAGGTATCACGGGCGCATTCTCAAAAACTGATGGTGTGCAAAATGGTCAGAAAGCTGGTGTGTTATCAAATTTAGGTCCAGCGGCCGCTGAAGCCGCAGGCACAGCATTAGGTGGTGGACCAAAAACACAAGTCGCTATGGGTCTTACTGGTTATGCAGTAAACCCTCAAATTGAGGTTTTATATGTTTCGCCAAAACTAAGGTCATTTCAGTTTGACTTTACTTTTGCACCAAAGTCAGAAGCGGAAGCAAAAAATGTTATCGACATTATCGGTGCATTAAAGTTTCATTCAGCACCAGAAATCTTGGGTGGATATAGTGGTCGTTACTTTGTACCACCAGCTACTTTTGATATTAGCTTTTTATATGGTGGTGGTCGAAATGATAAGTTAGGAAAAATAGCCAGTTGCGTTTTAGATAGACTGAATGTTGATTATGCGCCTAATGGTTATACTACATTTAAGGATGGTATGCCAACATATATTCGTATGCAGTTATCATTCAAAGAATTGGAATTCATTACCAAAGAAAGAGTTAAAGAGGGATTCTAATGGCAATTGCTTATTTCGAAAAATTTCCTCT